TGGCTGTCTTGGATGAAGTTAACTTCTTCTTCATCCCTTCCATCCTGGCACAGAAGCTTTTCTTCCTTGATCCGCCCTCTGGTTGAGGAGCTTTTAAATGCATCCCCTCCTTCTCGGCCGATGCCCTTCCCTTGGCGTTTAGACCGCCATTCGGATTCTTCCCTTCTGCTCTTTGCCATGCTTCTGTTTTAAATTTAGCCAATTTCTAGCTCCATTGCTGCAATAGCTTTACAGAATATTACAACATCCTGATGCGCAAATTCTGCTTTACATACGTTGTACATATAAACAACCAATTGAACATTATTTTTTAAATAAGGTTTAGAACTATCAATTCTATCCAAGGAAGGAACCCAAGGGTTTTTTGCATGGACAGAAAGCGAAGTTTTAGACGTTAAATCAAATGGTATATGTGTAACTTCGCACATGCCATTTAAAATTTTTTTCTCAACCCATAAAGAATCAAAATCTGGTTCGGGCCATCCGTTTGCTTTTGCGCGTTTTTGAGCATTACCATGCAACCGTTGCGCACGAACTTTAATTTGATTATCTGCATTCCAACGCAATTTTGCGCAAGTATTACATTCTCCAGCACGACCCGAACCAAAACTTGTTTGGTCTTTACCACGACCGCATGTAGTACAAATACCAAGCCAATCTGGTAATTTGTATGAACGGTTGGGCATACGTGTCTTAGCCATTTACAACTTTCAATCGAGATTCCCTAATGCCTTCCAGCAAAGGGATAACAACCTCTTCTCTGAAGTTGTTTGTAAATGTTTCGCTACCAATGTGGGGCAAGCTTATATCTACATCAACATGAACCTTGTAACCCAGCTCTGTGGCTCGGTCACAAAATAAATAATCTTCACCTACATAATTGTCGTCTTTGATTGCAAAGTCAAACAAGGCATACATTCTTTCACCAGTAGGCTTGTTCTTATAGGACCACTCAGGATGAGCTTCAATCATTCCCTCAATGACGTGACGCTGGATCAACATGAATCCTGTACCAATGCGCTTTACACGCATCATAGATCCTTCGAATTCCAACTCACCATCATCAGTCCAATACAGATCTGTAAAGAACTTCTTGTCTTTTGCTCTGCGTGGATATGTTCCAGCAGTGATATCTTTGTCTGCGCTCTGAGCCATCAAACGAAGAATATCGTCTGGCGTTACTATGACATCAGAATCAATAAACAAAAGCTCTGTGCACTTGGTCTTCAAGAACTCAGCAACAAGCGAGTTCCTAGCCATCGTGATCAAAGAGCAATTGGATATATCAGAAAGCGTAACAGCAATACCAAGACGCATAGCTTCAGGCATCAACTGTGCTATTGCGTATGCAGTCTTGATATTCAAGCGACCGTCATGGCAAGGTATGCCAATGAACAAGTTCCTACCTTGGAGGACTGCTTGTTTAGCTTCAGCCATACGTTACCTGCGTTGAAGTAATATTTACAGAGTTGGCATATATTCCTGACTGGCAAAGAATGCCTTCACCGGGCAATAATACTTGGTATGGCTGTACGTTAGTACCAGTATTGATACCTAAAATCCATGAGCCACCATTTGCAACATAATTACATACAGTATTTGTTGCAATTGTTCCAGAATTCAAATCAGTGATTGTGAATGTGTTTGCATCTGTAACCGTGATTGTATAGTTACCAGAAACAGGAGCAACGTTACTTGCAGCTACGTAAGCAATGCCTACTTTAGCGCCAGTTTGCAAACCATGCCCAGTGGATGTCACTGTAACAGTTGTACCAGTACGGCCATATGTGGCAGCATTAGGAGCTACGGCAGTGTCAAAAAAATCAATATATCCAGCAGTTCCGCTACCAATAATGGTCGCTTGTTTCAAACGAACTCTGCCAACATATAAGAACCCAACACCCTGAACCTTTGACGTTCTTACGTCATATTGCATTGTCATGATTGATTTCCTTTTTAAAAAAGTTAAAGAGAGGGGCCTAAGCCCCTCATCAATCAGTCAAAGTTACCGTATGGGTAAGTTGTAGAGTTACCGATGTTTGCATCAAGCTGTGTATAACGAACTGCTGCTGTAAGCGTACCAGCTGTTATCACGGGCAATGTAGTTCCTGTACCAGCGGTATAAGGAATCGTAAATGTAATCACAATTTGTGACATCAAACCAGCATAAGGACCAGTGCCTGATGTTGGAGAAATTGTAATGTCACCAGTTGTTGAATTGCTAGCAAGCAATTGAGCACCAGTTTGTGTGATTGTGTTGCGTGCTGCAGAAGCGTTTACAGAAGTAATGCTACCGTATGTAGTAGTATTAAATCCATTGCCCATGCTAGCAGTAACTGTTCCAAGAGTACCACCTGTAGCAGTAATAGCTACGTTGGTGTCAATCAAGAAATCATTGATGTTTGAACCGTATGGTACGTAAAACACGATACCACGATACAAAGTACCTGTACCGCCTGTACCTGCGTCAGCAGTGATGGTTGCAGCAACAGGAGGATATACCGTTGCGGAAGGTGTGTAAACAACTGCATTGGTATTGGGGATGCCATTACCATTTACAAATTGACCTGATACGCCAGCGTAGCCAGCAGTACCGTTAGTTGTGTTTGTTAAAACAATGCTAGTCTCTTGGGCTAGATCTGTATAACCTACATTGCGAAGTGGACCGAATCTGCTATCACCAGATAGAATTGGACCTTCAAACGTTGCACGTCCCATAATATTGCTCCTTATGCAAAAGTATTCTTGCCGATTGTTGCATCATCTGCTGGGGCAGTGGTGGCAAGAATGATTACCCAGTTCTCAATAATATACACTATTCCAACGGAGAGTCAACAATTTTGTTTAACTTTTTTAAGTTTTCCTCTTGGGTGATTACACGCAAATTCCAGGGTACGTGCAGGCCGCAGACCTCGGGCGATATCAGTGGAATGATATGGTCTACCACATACCGTTCGCCAGTAATTTTGGTTATCTTTTGGGCTTGTAAATACATCTCACGCATGGTCAATTTCTGCTCTGGCGTAATCCATTTTGGCGTGGCACTTCTGTGTCTTCGCTTACGAACACTCGTTAATGCTTTGTAATACTCTGGGTTATTTTCTTTATGTTTCTTTTTATAAGAATATCTTTCATCAGCTGGTCTAGCATTTGATCTAGCTTTAACTAGTTCTTTATTGCGCTCATAGTATCTGCGACCAGCTGCTTTTGATGCTTCTGATTTAGGTTTATCTTTACGTTTTTCATTGTCAATTTTCCAATCTTCTTTCATGCATTCAACGCATGATCCTTTTGTTTTTCTTAGCGCCAAGTGTCCACGAATACAGTTGCGCCCGGTGAAATAATATTCTGCACCAATCTTTTTTGCTTCTGCACGGTTGTCTGGGTAGTCCACATCGTCCTCCTGTTATACGATACGGGTAATTATACCACAATAAAAAACCCACCGAAGTGGGTCTTAAAACTAAGTATTTTAATACTTTTGTTTTAGAAAGAACCGCTAGATCCGAATACTCCGAGGGGATCGGACCATCCGAATGAATAACGCTCTCTTGCCTTGTAACGAACGTTCCCTGTATCGAAGTCTCCGTCCATTGAATTTTGCAATGGTGTACGGATGAAGTGCTTCAATCCGTTTGGCACGTCAGTGGTCAAGAACCATGCATTAACGTCTGTCAAGAAGTGGTTGATCGCATAGCCTTCGCCGATCGTACCGTTGTTCTCAATAGCGTTGATGTCATTGTTGTTTGTACCAACACGCAACTTAGTTTCGAGCAAACGGGTTGCAACGAACTGGAGTGATGGAGGAACAATCAACTTCTTGGGCTTAGCGGCGATCAAAAGGCCACGCTCGTCTGTCCAAGCAGCGATCTGAATAACTGCGCTCTCAAGAGAGGTTTCATTCAAGTCAGCTTGTGTAGAAGGAGTGTTGGCGTTTGTACCACCAGAAACCAAGGGGTGAGCTGTGCTGAACAAAGATACGCCGTCACCACCGAGGTAGGTAGAGGAGAATCCATTGTTCAATACTGCAGCAGCTTTAACTTGCTTGGTGTAGGCCATTGCACGGGCCAAACCTTTGGTGTAACGAGCAGACAAAGAGTCATACAAATTATCTTCGATCGCTTCTTCAGTGATCGAGAAACCCAAAGCGATGGTTTCGTGGTTATAGCGAGTTGTCCATGCCTCTTGCGCATTGTCATAACTGATGGCTGAGCCCTCGTTCTTGACTGGTGCTGCGGAGAATCCGGACAGTTTTGTTTCCTCTTCAAAGGAACGCTCTGATGTTTCGGTTTCATAAATTTCTTTATGCTCTTCGCCGTAACGAGCGTATTCCAAACCGAACAATGCGTTCAAGCCTGGGAGGAGTTCTTTCAATAGTTGTGCACGTGAAATAGCCATTTTAACTTACTCCTTAAACACCAGTGGTGTCAGTGTACTGGTGCAAGTTAAACTTGACCAAAAATTCGTAAAAGGTTGTTGATGAGTTATTGGCAGGACCAGTAGCTGTATCAGGAACAACGTCAATTACACGGATTGGCAATGTATTAGTAGTATTGGCGGATGTACCGTCGATACCATAATAAGAATCGCCTGTTGTGGTGTTACCAGTCGTAACTGAAATAGCTACGTTAGAGCCAACGATAGCACGTGTAAATGCTGTTGGTGTTGTGGTTTGACCATTGGTAGCAACTACCTTGAAGATGGCGTTAGGATCATCTACGACATAAGCAAAAGCCATAGCTGTAGATGTAGATGCAGCAGCAGGATAATATTGACCATAAGCAGTTTGACCGCTTGAGTTCACATATGAGCATCCTACCAATACACCAACGCTGTCTCCAGAGTTAGTAGTTGTTTTGGCAATGATGTAACCGTTGGTGTCAACGGAAACAGTATCACCATTCAGGATAGCGGTAGCATAGCTAGGCGCTACAGGGATTTGACGGATCGCTCCGGCGTAAGGCAAACCATCAAGTCTATTGAGTGGTTTGAAGCCGTACGTCTTGCTGACGGTTGGGTAAGCCATTTAAGGACTCCTTTAAAAATTAACGACCTAGTGAAACCTCACTGCGTCTGTCTTTAAACAAAGGCATACGAGGATCATTGTTTTTCATGAACGTATTGTCAACCGATTCCATCTGGGCCTTATTCTGATTGGCGTAGTATGCCTCACGTTGTTTAAGGAACTCTTCAGGAATACGACATAACAATAAACCACCTACTTCAATATTGCCTTTGAAACGGCCTTCTTGAGTGGCGTGCATCATCATCTCAGGATAATCTTCTGCTCTCACAGGCTCATATCCCTCACGGAACTTAGAAGAAATATTAGCGGGATCGGCAGTGCCCATCATGCTAATACGAATATATCTATGTGTCCAACCAGGTCTAGGATCAGGCATAGGTAGAACTTCAGGTGGCCTCCAAGACTCGGGTCTGTAGGACTGAACTTCCCTTGTTTCTGTTTCTCTAGGTTTACGCACTTGATTTTCTGCCATGATTATTCACCTCTTCTGTTTTGTTTAGCAACCTCTTTAGCATAGACTTCCAAAGGAATTCCAAGCTTTTTGGCGATATTTACCTGTGATGTTGTAAGCACGATCTTTTTGGCCGCTGTACTTCTTGTCGCAGGTGCAACATTCGATTTCTTAGGTGAAGGAGTCGCATCCACCTGTCTCTCAGACTCGAAAGCATCTGGGAAACGATTACGCATTTCGGCATCAATCCTCTGGTAATACTCGTCGCTAGTCGGATCAATTCGCTCGTCTTGCGTGAGTTCTTCGTGCAGTGCCAACGCATAACTTGTCATGCGACGGTTTTGCCCGAACCAGGGATTCCGTGAACGCCAGTTCTCCGTTTTGTGATGGAGCCTTGGTTGTTCCGGTTGCCGTTGTTGTATTTGTACCTCAGTTTGAGATTCTTGTAAAGGGGTAGGTTTAAAGTTCGCAATCTTGTCGGCTTTTAACACGACAGTAGTAAGCTCCCTTTGTGCCTCAGCAATAGCGCCTGAGTCCCCTGATTCATAGGCAATGCGCATCTTGGCTTCCGCCATTGCAATCTCATTGTCTACGACTTTCTTAGCTTGTTCCAAAAGAGCAGTGTGCCCCTGGGTCAATGAACCCTTGAGCTTCTTGTTCTCTTCCATTACAGCCTGAGCCAGCTTCAGTGCCTCTTCACGTTCACGAGCTGCTGCCTCTTTAGCTCTGCGCTCTTCGTGATAGCCCTTGGTGAAATGTTGGATGCGCTTCTTAACGCTCTCGTTGTAACTTTCCAACTCTTCGTCCGAAAAGTCTTTGGGCGCTTCAGCCATAGGCTTGCGTCCTCTGTCTTCTGGAGGAGTGTCGTCAATCACTTCAACTTCTGGTTCTCCCTCTAATTCAAATGCAACGTCGTTGCCTTCTTCATCAGGGAATTTGTAAGGTTTAGTATCTAAATCAGCCATGTTAGTTCCTTATGCTGCACGTGAAATACCACGGGGATCTTGCACAACTGCTTCGACTTGATCATCTTTAATGATCCTAAACTCTTTACCATGTATCTTGATTCGTGTACCAGTGTTGGGACGAACAATTACAAAGTCACCTTTTTGGCAAGATGGTCCACTTGGGAATCTTGACTTGTCGGCGTAAGCGTCAGGGCCTAACTCAATCACAAATAATACTGGTGATAGTACTTCTTCATAATGAATAGTGGTCCCAGCCTTGACTAATCCGCTCTCATACTCTTCATCGATGTCCGGTAAAACCGTTAGCAAATGAAATGTTTTGGGCGCAGGAATTTGTCTGGCCTTCTCTTCAGGCGTTTGGGGTAACGTTGTCGCAGTTTCCCCGTCTTGGCTAATCAATAATTCACTCATCGTCGTCTTCCTTAAATCTCCGCACGAGGTCTTCAATCTCTTGTTGGCAGGTAGCTAGACCTCGGATCACCCCCACCAATTCACGATAGGCGGCGTAATCGCTTACCCCACCATTCGCTATTACTTCAGTAATTTCGTCCTGACGAGTACGGACTTTCTTACTGAGATGTTCTAATATTTGTTGATTCATTATTCACCCCTCTTATGCTGGTTCAAACTAGCTTGTGCTTTAGCCATATCAATGGCTGCTTTCATGCGGGCTTCTTGTTCAGCCTGACGGATTTTCTGTGCATGCAACTGCTCATTCATAGCCATCTCTTGCTGATGTGCCTGAGCCGATTGTTGAATTTCTTGGATTTTTGCAGCTGCTATAGCTTGTGGGTTATTACCCTGGGCTGCTTGTGCTTTCAACTGCAGTTCGGCTTGCTTGATCTGTAGATCGCCTTGGACCTTCTGTGCCTTGGTCTGTGCTTCCATCTGAGCAATCTGAAGCTGTGCATGTTGCATTTGCACCATAGGATCTTGTGCTTGCTGCTGCGCTTGCTGCTGAGCTGCCTGACCTTTAGACATCTGAAGAACCTGCTGAGCTGCCTGAGCAACCAACTTGGCCAACTGAACTTCCATATCTTCTGGCAATTCTGCATCTGGCTTGGGCAATGACACACCCAACTGCTGTTCAATCTTAGCTCTATACTGGAATGCCAAGTGCTCGGCAATGTGAGCCATGATTGCACCCTGCATCTGCTGGGCCATAGGACTCTGACCAATCTGGGCCATGAGCAAAGGATCGCTCATCATCGCTGAGTGAACTGCAATATGGGCATCGTGGTCTTGATATATGAATGCTTTTGTAGGCTTGCCAGTCAAGAACGACATGTTCTCGGATACTGGATCCCTTGGTTTCTGATCATCATCTGTGGGCACAAGCTTGTCAGCATTCTTGATACCCAAGACTTCCAACATCTGTCTATGTAAATTAGGCAGGTTATAAATCTGGGGCGCTTGCTGTGCCATCTGCATAGCAGCTTGGTACTGCATGATCCTCTGAGCCATCGTAGAGGAATTGGGATCTGACACGGGGATAATTTCCACCGCATCGTAGTCCTCTTGCTTGGCTTTTCTATCTGCAGTCGACGGCAGATACTCATAACGCTTAGGAGCAAAGTCTCTAATGATGTCCTTGAGTAACTTGAACTCCTGCTTCATGGAGTAATGTACTCGGGCCTGTACAGCCGACATGGTTTTGAGCTGTCTCTCCAACAAAGCCAGCGTAGTTCCCACAGGAGCATTGGCCGACATATCAGAAATATTCATGTCGCTGATCGCACCAAGCTTTCTTGCCTCGTCAGTGATCGTGGCCAACAAGCCAGCCAATACTTGACTGGGTTCTTTGTAAGGCAAGGTCATGATGTTGTCTTTGATCGACCCGCTCGGTACGTCTACATCCCTGAATTCTCCTGGAGCAATCGGGGTATCGTCCCCTTTTACCCTCAATCCACGGGATTTTAGACCACCAGGTAGGTTAGCCAGTGAGCCGGCATCTACCAACTGGCGAATAATCATGGTTCCAGCACGGGCATATCCACCAATCAGGTGAATCAGACCAAAACCGTACGCTCCAAACCCAGGAATATAGGTATATTGAACAAAATGCTGGCGTTTTAGGCGCTTTTTATCCCCATCTGTCCAGTTTCTGCGGATAGCAAGGACCTTTTGGGTACCTCTGTCTACTGTAATCACGTACGGCAGGGCGATTTCGTCCTCATCTTCATAGCCAGGTAGGTTGTAATCGACGTGGACTTCAAAAATTGAGTACCTGTCATCGTCAGTAATCGAGTATCCAGCCTCATCAGCCTTCTTTTTTTCAATATCTGTGGGTATTTGAACGGGTTCACCGAGCTCAATTTCCCTATAAAACCCCTCAACTTGGAGCTTTTTGATGTCGTTTTTGGTCTTTCTCATCACATGAGTGACCCGCTCGCAGTGCATTACACCGCTAGAACCATAAGGCATGATCAAATCTTCAGCGCCAACGTACATGGCAACCGCTCTACCCAGTGCTGGATCAGGGTAAATCTTCTTAAAAGCAGACCCAATTAAGCCTAAATTCAGCAATAAACGCTCATGTTCTGGCCTATATTCCAACATTACATCGGTCAGTTCGTAGTTCATATCCTCCTGAACACGCTCTGCCATCTCTTGTTTTAACTGGTCAATAGCACCAATAATCTGGGTTTTTACAGGGCCAGCAGCAGGAAAACACTCGCCAATCGTCTCGCTCTGGAACCTGATCGCAGCTTCAGTCAGTACTGTAGAAAAAACACCACACGCCCCATTCCAGGGTTCGGTCCTCTCCTCATACTTCATGCCCAATACTTCTAGGCCCTTTACATATGTCTCAGCCCAATCCTTACGGCTATAGATATCCTGGTCCACCAATTCAATCAGTTCAGCTGCAATTGAATTCAGTTCGCCTTCATTAATATCATCAGCCAGATTAGCGTAGAAGTCGTCGTTGTGATTAATCGATTTATTAGGTTCTAAGTCAATCTCGATCCCACCGATACCGATGTGCATCTCTTCTGGGTCTTGGACTTCGATCTCAATATCAGGCTGTGGGCTGACATCTAAAGGAGGCACATCTGTATACAAAGCTTTGTCAAAATTGGTTGCCATAATGGTTCCTAGTAATACGCTCTCTTGCGTCTAAAGTAAGTAGGCTCGTCCTCTTCGTCAGAGTCAAGCCTGAGAAATCCGCCCTTCCTGAATCTTATCAGAGCCTGACTGGTACTGTCCACGTAATCATCGTGCTCGGCATTTGGAAACCTAGCAACCTCTTCAATTACTTCATCAGCCCATGACATCTCAGGAGCCCATACTTTACCCGACTTGAACAAATCAGTCACCGAGTTTAACCTAACAAACTTGTCATTTCCCCTAACCGGCGTATATTCATAGATCGGTATTCCCATCCTTTGAAGCTCATATATTAGAGGAGCACCAGCTGCTTTAGCCTCCACAATACAAGTGTCCGGTTCCCAATCCTTATACGCCTGATGTGCAGCACGCTTCAGTTCAGGAAACTCATACTTATCCCTGAACGCATCCAACAAGATGATATTAATATCCTTCGGGTCCTCATTCAAGTGAAATATCCCCCATGTCGTACACGCAGAATAGTCAGCCCTATCACTCTTTGTAAACGCCGTATCCCAGCTCTGGAGAATGAATTCACAAGGAGGAGCAGAGTTCCCAGTCCACCTCTTCCACCATTCCCTCTTAACAATCGCACCCTCTTCACCGGTCGGAGTCTGCTGGTACTGGGCGTTCCACTTATATATACCGATCTCTTCTTTAACCGCCAAGAGTTCTTTGAGGGGCCAGAATTCAGGCCATAGAGGATTACCGCTTGGCATAATAGCGGGCAGTTCAATCACCTCCCACTCTTCGCCACTAGAGCTCTTCAGTATCTTCCCGGTCAAATCCCTATCCGACCAGCGAGTCATCACAAGACAAATAGCACCACCCGGCTGTAAACGCTGACGTGGACCAGATGTATACCACTCATATACGTTATCAAATACTTCTGGATCGTTACTTGCCAGCTTAGCTTCTTGCTCGGAATGGGGGTCATCGATGATCAATAAATCCGCACCCTTACCCGTTACCGTACCACCCACACCGATCGCAAAGTAATCTCCACCCCTATTCGTCGCCCATCTACCCGCAGCCTTACTATCCGACTGTAGTCCTATCCCAGGAAAGACACTCTGATACTGAGGCGAGTCAACCAGGTTCCTGACCTTACGTCCAAAGCCAACAGCCAAATCCGCTGTATTGGAACACTGGATTACTTTTTTCTGCGGGAACTTTCCTAGAAACCAAGACGGAAATAAATTACTGGCAAATTCAGATTTGGTATGACGAGGACCTAGGTTGATGATCAATCTCTTCAGTTCCCCAGCAGCTATCCGTTCAAAGCATTTAGCCATGACAGCGTGGTGTCTACCGTGGATAAATCCCGGCCACATCATCTTTACATAATGTAAAAAGTTCTCCTGAGCCTTCTCCCGCTCAATCGCTTCCCGGTATTCCGTAACCTGCGTCAGAAGAGCCTCAGCGTCTTCCTTATCAAGCTTCCCTAATAGGTCATCTAGCTTCATTCCAGATTCCTAAAGTTAATATACACCGGCCTAACACTTCTCTCCATACCCTTTACCTGCTTCAAAACCCCAAGCCGGATCAGCCGCTTAATGGTCTGGTGCACATTCCCCAAACTACCTTTCTTCCTATAAGCAGCAATCTCCCTATAGCTCGGTGCAAAGCCATACATCTTCCAATACTCATCTATATACAAAAACACTTCCTTCTGTACAGGCGTCATCTCTAATCCCTTCGCTTCCTCTTCCGTATAGTCACGCTTCCTAGCCACCATCTCCAGGTTAACTAAAATTTTTTTTATATATTTTTTTTGCACTTTAGCCATAAAGACCTACCGGGGGGTGTCCCCTTCCCCGGGTATCTGCAGTCCGACTGCAGATAGATCATGCGGTTGATCATAATCTGATAATTGATTGGATTGTTCGTGTGGAATAGTATGCAATTCTGCGTAGGGTGCGTCAGAATCCAAAGTGGGGTCTGGGGTATCGGTGGGGTCTTGGCTCTCGGAATTTTCGGATCCAATAGTAAGCTCGGCCAATAATGAAGTGGCATCCTTCTCAATAACATCCTCAATATCTCCCGACATCAAGCCCTTTATCTCTTGCAATATCTTGGCCTTGATATCCTCACTTGAATGAATTACTTTTGTTTCGGATCGATGCGTGAATAAACTAACCTCAGTCATTTGGCCAATAATCTTGGAGGCTTGAATCTTGGCTTGGGGCTTAGCGTCCGGATCGGTTAGCACGTTTACCAATGACGTAATGGCCAATGACCGAAGGGATTCGGCATTTTGATATTTCATTGCCTCATTAGCCTGTTGAATGGCTTGTATGGTTAAACTAACGTGGGGCTTAGATTTAACCCTGTGAGCGCTAACCTTTACGTTATCCGGCTTGGCCTTGGTGTTATACGCTTTCCGGTATGCAACAGTAGCCGGATCCCCTAGCGCAACTTGTTCAGCGAATGCTCTTTCTTTTGCGGTTAATTGGCTCTTGGGTATTCTTAGAATACTTTGAATGCTCTGTTCTTTTAAAGCATCTTTTAACTGTTTACGGCTTGGTTTATTGATTGTTTCCATATATTCGAATTAAGCAGAACATTAGATAAATTCTATTAAAACACAGAAATACATTGATTGTCTATATCCCTTATGTTTCTATCCCTTTGGATCGGATAAGCCATCGAACTGATTTCGGGCTTTTATCTGCTCACGACTGCAGATAACTTTTAACTATCAGATCCGGTTTTCCCATTAAAAAATACAATTTGCAATCGTCAACCATAGATAATATATTTACGTTTATGCAATATCGCATGATCACTAAAAGGAAATTAAATCATGGGCATCATGTTAAACACACCAGAGCAAATTGAACAGTATCGATTGTTAACACTCTATCAAATGCTAAAGCTTGAAACCCTTGGGCTTAAACACTCTAGAGGATCCGTTTACGCTTTGATCAAAAAACAATTTGGATTGAAGGGTAATAAGCAAAGTGTACTGGACCAATTCGGCAAATTGATCGGCAAATGATACCGGCAAGCCCGAGCGGGCTTATCAGTGTTTTTTGTTCAACTCTAAAAAAGGCTCTCAAAATGTATTCAGCACAAATTAACGTTCATTTAAACATTATTGTTTGCAAAGGAACCGATATCCGCAACAGTTACCGGATCATTTATACCGGCTCTTACGATGAATGCCTAAGAGTAAAGGCTCTTGGCTTGGCTTACGCTATTGCGGAAAGAATCTAAAAAATGAAAACAATTTTCCAATGGATTTTTCTAGTATCGGTTTTGATTTATATCGCTTGGCTTTTATCTTTTGCAATTTACTGAAAGGGAAACATTATGGAATTTGACTATATCGAACATAAGATTTGTGGCCATTATTTATCGGCCATTATCAATGATGACTATACCGGTTTGGACGATGAAGAGGAACAGCTGTTAAACCAATGGCTAGACAATAACTTCATCATGTACTCTCATTTTGACGTTATTAGCGAAGAGGGCCGGTTCGCTTTTTGTGATGTGTGCGAATTAATGGGGGACGTGTACTTGGTTCGTCAATATTTTCCAATGAAAGAAAAAGCATAAACATGAAAACTATTACTCTCAATTACTATCAAGATCCGGCTCATGGTTGGGTGAAGGCCAAATTGTCATTACTTCAAAAGCTTGGCATATTGGACCAAATTAGCACCTATTCGTACATGAGAAAAGATAACGTTTATCTTGAAGAGGATTGTGACCTTGGCCGGCTTTACGATGCCCTCACAAGCCAAGGGATAACTCTAAAGCTTAAAAGCTTTGTGGCTCGTGAGAAAAGATCCAAGATCCGCTCTTATGATTATTTCAGCATTAAAAGGATTTAAAAATGACATACTGGACTGAATCGCTCGGCCGAATTGAATTAGATATCAAAATGAAAGATGCACACATTGGCTCACATCAAGGCCAATGTGATGCCGATATCGCTCACTTATTAACTGTGCCATACATCAAAAAACAATTGGCAAAACTGAACCCCGAACTGGTGGCCAAGTGTTTAAAAGAATTTGGGGCTTGGAACTCCGAAGAATTGGCCAATCACGAGGATAACCTAAGCCGGCTTTTGTGGGTGGCCTGTTGTGACCTAGTGGAAGGAAATTAAAAAATGAAAACAATTATGCTCAAAAAAGATGCATCAATGATTACTGGTGGATTGACTCAAACCTCTAAGATGCCCTGCAAATCCTACAGTTTACCGACTGAGGCTTGTATTACCGGTTTCAAAATGTCCAAGGTGGCCGGCTCTGTTTGTGCCTCATGCTATGCCGACAAGGGCTTTTATTCGATGTATCAAAACACGATAAAACCGGCTCAATTTGCCCGCTTGGACTCATTAAATGATCCGGCTTGGGTTGACGCTATGGTGGCTCTAATCGGCTCGGATCCCTATTTTAGGTGGCACGATTCAGGGGACCTACAAGGGCTCTATCACTTCGAGAAAATTGTAGAGGTAGCCAATTTAACCCCTAGAACTAAGCACTGGCTCCCGACTCGTGAATACTCAATTATCAAAGCTTTTATTGCCAAAGGTGGAACTATCCCGAAGAATTTAATTGTTCGGCTCTCGGCCATGTATCCCGACAAGCCGACCGTTATCCCTGCATCGCTCCAAGGGATCAAAGGGATCACAACTTCTAATGTCCATACAAGTAAAGCAATAGGGAAAGCTTGTAAAGCGCCAAGCCAATCCGGTGAATGCCGAGAGTGTAGAGAGTGTTGGACCGACAAGCCTATCAGTTATTTAATGCATTAAAGGGGAAATGATGAACTATACCGAATTCGAATATATCCAAGCCGGTTTCATGTATGAGAAGGCCAAAACTGTGGAAAGCGCTCGGGCTCGGCTCGAATTGATCCGGCATATGGTGGAATCGGAAACAATCGAGGACCGCTCGGAGGCTCGTTACTTGGTGGAAAGGGGACGCCAAGAGGCCAAGTAAATGACCGCTCCAAGCCCTTATTCGAGGGTTTTGGGCGTCTCATTTTGAGCGCAATTTAACCAAGTAAATCAAAGGAAGAAAAAAGCATGCAAGTAAATCAAAGCATACAAAAGAAAATTCAATTAGTTGAATTAGTACTTTCGGATTATCTTTTTGACTTCGAAAATGAATTAGATCCGCTAATCGATGCGCACGTCGCAATAGTATCCGTTATGCGGGATTTAGAGATCCCATTTTTAGAGATTCAATTTAACCAAGTAAATCAAGGGGAAAAAAACCATGTTTGATATCGTGAACAATCCAATTCCAAAATCCGAGATGTGGGCCACATTGTCGCTGAAGGACATTCAAGACTTTATCGACCAATTACCGTCCGAAGAAAGGGCAAACGCTTATCACGTCATGATGTGGACGCTAAACGCTTGCCACAAATTGGTGGATACGGAAATCCTATCAAAAGAAATATTTGCAAGTTAAACCAAGTAAATCAAGGGAAAGAAAATGTTAACTAAAAAACAACTGGAAAAAGCCGGCTATAAAGTATTGCCAATCGGTGGGTGGTTTGTAGTGGATCCGGCCCTAATCCCGCACGACTGGGAAACCATTTGTAAAAGTTTTGATGCCGATCCTAAGTGCAAGGAATTGGTCCTATGCATTAGTGGTGTGAAAGAAATCCATGAAGGGGAAGAAGAATGAAAGAACTTACACAAAACGAATTGCAACACATAGCAGGATTGTTAATCAAAGCCTACAAAAAAGAAATCATAAAAGAGGGAGACTGGTGGTTCGGAATAGATGAATACGACTTCAATATCCATGACTTTAGTAATGAAGGATCAGGTTACTTCAGCATCAATGTATACGAACACAATGGGCTTGGTATGGATAACTATAACCATTGGATTGACTTAGACCCTGTTTATTTAGGAACAAAACAATGAAATTTTCACCAATCGACCAAGCTTTTTTTGACTGTTACACCAAAAATATCGCTCAATGCGATGACAAATACGTACAACAATTCATCGAAATGATTAACCAAGACAATGCAAATTGGGATGAATTCCCTAGTGAATACTATTCCCATTTAATGGATACAAATGTGGCATTTTTGATGGGTGTTGAATATGGAGGGAAAAACAAATGAACTATGAACTACAAAAAGGCAAAAAGTACTTTTTAACCTATGCCGACCTTGTCGCAATTGGCCGTGGCTTGGCTGTAGCTGATCAATATATTGAAGATAACAAGGATAAATTAGATCATGATGAATACTTTGCAGATGACAAAGCAGAAGTAAGACTAGCAAATCAAATTTGGCATAGGACATTTAAAAATGAAATGTAGTATCGAAAAACGTGCACAATCCGGTACAGACTTGGTCCTAGTTGTCCTGTTTGTCGCTCCCTTTATTTACTGTTGCATCAAATGGGTGTTAACATGAAATTTAGAGTTAAAACAATCCTAAACGGCGTATCCTTTGAAATGCTCATAAGTGCCAAAGATGAAAAAGAAGCACTAAAAGAAATGACAGAGGTGGCCAATAATTACCCTGAGAAAAGGCTAGAAATTGTCTCAATTAAACCAGAAGTTTGTGATTTGCCTCACTCAGCATGAAGATGGGCTTGTCTCTGTCTCTGCCGATATGGTGGGAGACGGAGAACAAGCAAATCAATTAGGGCTTGAGATCATGAGCTCTCTACAATTGGCCATGAAAAGGGGGGCGAACATCTATGTATCGCCTACCCTTATCAACCAAGAAATGCAGTAAAGTTCTGTCCAAGTAAATCAAGGCCGTACTTTTGGTGGTAGTCGTTCATGTCCCCTGTCTCGGGGCTTAACCAATACCGCCAACCTATTTCCTTGGCTACTCTCTCTCCAGTTCCTGATTCATCGTTATCAGCTACCACGATCCCCGACTTGAAGTTGTGGGCAACCTTTTTCATATTGCCCGCACTGAAACAAATGTGGATCCGATACCGCATTTTTAGATGCCTCAGCACCGCTCTTAGGCTCAGCGCAGTTGCATACCCTTCCACAAGCAAATCAATTCCCTTGTTGTCGATAGTAAGCTTGGCTCCCGCCGTTCTCTGACCCGACAAAAACTTCTTATTTCCAAGTGGATCAATGAGCTGACAACCGCATAAGTTGTCGCCTATGCGCATCGGTACAACCAGTAAATCATTCCATACGAAACCCTTCTGAGTTGGGAAACCCTTCTTGGCCAAGTATGGATGCACGTCTTTTACGGCATTATTTAGGATGTGCGTGGCCTTTCGTACTGCGTTAAGCTGATTTTTGCGTGTCTCTTCCTCACTTTTTGCAATCAAATTCATTACTTTGTATCTGTCCACGACTGCAGATGATCTCCAAATGATGGGCTCAGTCATCACCGCATGGTTCTGAATGAACGCCATGTCACCCATGAATTTAATCGCTCCGTTGCGTGAACTGGGATGCGTCTCGGTGGGATATCTCTTCCATACACCAACCGGTGGTAAATGCTTCACAAGTATGCCGTGCATCTGCGCAAATGTAATCAAATCAATCATCTAACCTTCCCCATCCTGTACAAGTATGCACGAATCTTCTTGTTCAAATACTTGGTACATTCCGCATTCGGTGGCATCGGCTTATCGCTTAAACCCTTGGGCCATACCCCAAACCGCTCCCTGTAAGTGGCCAAAGCTCTCTTCTCGCTCCAACCACTATTCCTCACATACCATTGGATCATGGACCAAAATTCCTGCTTCTGTAAACCAGTCGATGAAGCTTGCAACTCCATCATCTCACCAGCTACTGCAGCAACCTTATTCTTACGCTCCCTGATATACCCACAAGCACCGCAAATGTTGTCGCTGAACGCCCAAAATGCGTGACAACGTGGGCACTTGGCCTCTTCTTTCTCCTTCTTGGTTGGCTCTTTCTTGGCCTTTTCCTTACTGTCATCGAGCTCGGTTACCCCATTCTCGAACACATCGTCCCAGTCCTCACGGAATCTTAGGTAATTACCGGAGTGATCAAGCCACAAGGCAAACTTCTTATCCTCGTATCCCCTCATCACCCGACCCATCTGCTGGATGTGGGATGAAAGTGACTTGGAGAATGGCCTCGCCGACACCCCTACCATCACGTCAGGGACGTCAAATCCCTTGGTGAGTATGTCAGTAGCTATCAGGCCATGAATCTCTGTATCGGGCCTAGAAAAGTCCTCGATGACCTTCTTCTTGTAATCGTCATCTTCCCTGTAAGAGATGGATATGAAGTTGAATCCGGCTTCCTTGAACTTCTTTACCAAGTCCTCTCCATGTGCAACACCGGCACAGAATACGATCGTCTTCTTTGGACCACCAAATATCTCCTGCGTTTTGGATATCCATTCAGCCACGATATCGCCCGTGATCTTCAACCCTCGTGTGGTGACCTCATCCTGTGACCATTCCCCTGCGACTTTCTTGGCCCCATCCATGTCAATCTCTTTGGCAATAAATACCTTAAGAGGACACAGAACCCCTTGGTCGACCAGCTGTCTAGTCGTGACCGTCGATATAACGTTGTCATATACCTTGCCCATTCCCTTTGTAAATGGCGTAGCAGTCAAGCCAATGACCTTCACGTCGGGATTGGCGTTGATGTACTCCATCGTCTTCTTGCGTGTCGTGTGCGCTTCGTCAATGATCAGGAGCTTGAGATCAGGGAAATCATCCCTTCTCTCTAGCGTCTGAGCTGAACACACTTGGATCAATTCATAGGGTCTGTAGCGCCAGTGCCCTGACTGCAGAACCCCATGATCGATGCTGTAAGAGGATAGCCGTGAACTGGTTTGGTCACATAGCACGATCCTGTCCAAGAGCATGGCAGACCGGTTTCCCTTCTTCTGCGTGGCACTGAGGAGTGCGATCGCCATCTCTGTTTTACCTGCTCCTGTAGGCGCATAAAGGACTTGCCTGTTCTTCCCTGATGCAAATCCTTTACGCAAAGCCTCTAGCGTTTCCTCTTGATAAGGTCTTAAAGTTAACATGTTTTCTCCTGCCGGACATAGATCGCCGGCTTGATCGTGGTTTATTTCTTAAGCTTTTTATTGAGTGCTGCAACGGTTTTCTTCAGCTCAGCATTCTCAGTCATAAATTGATCTCGGCTTTTCTTTACCGCTACCAAATCGATCTTGAGCTTCCTGACCTCATCCCTGAGCTCGTCTATGGTCTGCATTGCACGGACCTTCTCCTCGGGAGTGGCGTCATAGTACTTGATATCCAACTCGTCTTGGATGCCCTGATTCTCTTCCGATAACCTGGCAACCTCTGACTGAAGCATTTCAATGATCACGCTTTGATCCTCATCTGCAGTCGACTGCAGTTCCTTCTTTGGCTTCTCAGTCTTGGGCTTGGACTCTTTGACCTTCATCTCGATCTCTTTGCCGTTGCGCTTGAACTTAACCGTGTCAGGCTTATCGCCCCTCAATTGCTTACGCATCTTGGCCACGAATGTACCGCTCACGCAACATCTTCTGCCGATCTCCCTGTCTGACCAATCCCCGAACTCGAAGTGCTCAATCATCTCCGTAACGTTCTTGATCTTGTCTTCTCTGGTGAATGGCTTGCCATGTAATCCATTGGCGCTCTTGGAATAAAGAATGGCCTCGGTCAATGTGCCGTTAACCACATCTGCCTTGATCTCTTTCTTACCATTCTTCTTATTGGCAAAGTACCTGTGGAACCCATCAGCCAAGTAATAATTATTGCCGTCGTGAATGATGTGGACTGCAGGGAATTCAGCACCCTCCTGCATCATCTCAGCATAGTCATTGATCATTTCCTCGTCTAGCTTGCAACGAGACTGTGTTCCACAATCAATACGAATCTTATCTAATTTAACCAATTGCATTTACTTTCCTTTCATTGTCCAACCGGCTAAGAAATATAGCCATTTTGTTTGGATGTTTTTGTTTAAATACCTACGACCGTTCCAAAGATCAGCCACCTCTTTTGTTTTCATTTTCATGTACTCTTCGAACTTCTTCCTAGCCTCCATACTCTTCCTTCCAATCAGGATTACTAAAAACTAAAACCGGTGTATCAATCCCGATGTATGCCCCTTCAATGTTGAATAAGAAATATTCATAAGCTTCTTCATCACTCATGCCGTCATTCAATTTCATCATCTCTAGCATTGCATCAGCGCAATAGACCAATACCTCCACTGTCATTTGGTCACGCCATATGTTGGCAGTACCGATGACACATTCGTCATATCCATCCCATCGTTTCATCTTTTCATATTCCTTATGTGAATTGTGAACGACGCAATAGTGTCTTCACCAAACCCTTTGAACTTCTCAATCTCCTTGGCCACCTCCTCAATCGCTTCATTGCGCTTGTAGTTTTCATATGCTTCATCGAATGCTTTACTTGCGATCCTCAGCTCTTCACGCAACGCCTCTTGTGTTTCCATGATTCTCTTTTGATCACGCTCAATTCTCTCGAACTCTTCGTCTTCAGGTGTCTTCATCTTTGTCTCCTATAACTCTAATTCCAAACAATAAAAAGAATGCAAACCACGGATGGTCATTCATTACAAAATAAATGATGACGGCAATCAAGACTAAATTGGTAATGGTTTGAAACCAATATGAGTTCATGTGTTTTCCTTGTACGCTTGATGTGCAAGCTCTGCTGTTTCAAACAAACCTAAATAATTTTGCTTTCCATTTTTATGAATGTGGGCGGCATATTTGTTTCCACGTTTTACAACTCCTAAAAAACCTGTTTTATTTTTTGTGGTAGCCGATTTACGATTTTGAATGTTTACGCTATGTGGTACATCTCGTAAATTTTCCAATTTGTTGTTTGCTGGATTGCCATCAATGTGGTCAATATCACCTAAAGGCCAAGCTCCATGATGTAAAAGCCAAGCCACACGATGAACTAAATATTGTTTCCCACAAAATTTAAGCTTTCTATATCCTTTTTGATTTATGTTTCCAGCTTCTGTACCGTTGGCAGTTGATCGCCTTGGGTGTTTAATCCACCACACTTTTCCGTCTTGTGGTGTGTATTTCAAATGCTCAAAAATCATTGTTTCAATTTTCATAATGAATTTCCTTCGGTTTCATCATATAAAATTCTTCTCCTTCAGCTTGGCTTCAATTGCCCTACCCACATCAAAAATGTTTACGCTTCCTCTAATTC